GCCCAGATCGCCACCCTCAAGGCGTACCAGCAAGAACCGACCGCGATCCGCAAGAAGGACTGGGACGCGGCCAAGTCCGGCTACGCTGAGTGCGAGTCCCGGCTTTGGTATCGGTACTTTGAGCAGGACCAGGAGCAGGACGACGAATTTGAATACAATCCAGGCGAACCGCTGATAGTCACAACTTCTCAGGCGTCCGCCTTTTTCGGCGTGACGGCAAAGTGCTTTGGGCATGATTGGGTTCGTGCCGGCATGCCGAAAGTCAGCCAGGGCAAGTTTAACCTCAAGCACTGTTTTGACTGGTGGTGGGAGAATATCGCATCGGAGCGGGCTGCCAAGATGGGCGGGGATGATTCAATAAATGAAGCCAAGCGTCAATACTGGTGGAGCATGGCAGAAGCCGGACAGATCAAGGTTAATCAGGCACGCGAAGAACTGATACCGAAAGATGAAGTCCACAGGCAATGGGGACAGCGGGCGGCTGAATATAAGAACGCCTGCTATGGTCTGATAAACAGCTTGCCGCCGTTGCTCGAGGGCCGCAATCAGCCGGAGATGAGGCAGGCCATTGCTGATCATGTGTGGGATATGTTTAAGCGTGTTACCCGCTACGGGAAGTTTTGCAAAAAACAGCCGCAGACAGCGAGAGGAAAGAAGAAGTGAGGCTGGTGTGGTCAGATTATGAGCAAATGGCTTTTGAGCCTAAAGAGAGGATCTCCGTCACTGAATGGTCAGAGCGCAAGCGTGTTTTAACAAATGCAGCTGTTAAAGGTCCGTATCAGGTCAAAATGGTTCCTGTCTTGGGACCGATCATGGACGCGGTGGATAAACCGGGTGTTGAAACGCTGGTGTTTTGCAAGTCTGCTCAGATTGGCGGCACGGATGCCATGCTGAATATTATAGGCTTCTATTTGGATCAGGAGCCTTCCCCGATTATGATGGTTCTTGCAGATGAAGACACGGCTATTGAGGAAATGTCCAGGCGGCGCGTTCAGCCTATGTTTGACCAGTCCCCGCAATTAAAACACCTCCCGGACAAAGACCAATGGACAAAACGGGACTTGGGCTTTGTGAACGGGGCAAGGCTGACATTTGGCTGGGCATCGTCAGTTGCCAGACTGGCCTCCAGGCCGTTCAGGATTGTGTGTTGTGATGAGATTGATAAGCAAGGCTACGATATGGCGACGAATGAAGGCGACGCCATCGGCCTGGCAAAAGAGCGGACAAACACTTTCGCAAATCGTAAAATAATGCTGCTTTCAACCCCTACCCTTAACACCGGGAGGATATGGAAGGAGCTTGAGTCTTGCAGTGCCATTTACGATTGGCATGTTCCCTGCCCGCACTGCGGGCAGTTTCAGCCTTTGCGCTGGTCTGCAAAATACTCCAGCGGGTGCAAGGAGGGGCACTACCGGGCCAAGGATGGGCAGATGCGCCAGGTCGGGCACGTTATATGGGAAGGCGGGCGGGAGGCCACAGCCGATCAGATATCCCAAGCGGGGTACGTGTGCGGCGAATGCGGGGCGGTCTGGACAAACGTTGAAAAAAATAACGCTGTGCAGTCCGGGCACATGGTTCCAAGGTCCGAGGTCACTGGGAAGGAGAAGAAGGTCGGCTTCCATGTTAATAGGATTTACAGCTTGTTCCCTGGCGGCAACCTTGAAAATCTTGTTTCTGATTGGTGTACGGCGGTCAAGTCCGGGGATCTCAAGCAGATTCAGGGGTTTGTCAATTCATCTTTGGCTGAACCCTGGAAGCAGGTAACGGTTACAATGTCTGACACGAAGTTGACAAAGGCTGTGGTTGACTTGCCGCCACAGACCGTCCCCCTGGAAGCTGTTGTACTAACCGCAGGGATCGACAATCAGCTCTTGGGCAAGTGGTACGTGATCCGGGCATGGGCGCCTGATTATACTTCATGGCTGATTGATTATGGGTTGCTGGCTAACTGGGAAGACATAGAGAACCTGCTGTTTGAAGCCACATACCCCCATGGCGGTGGTTCACTGGGAATATCGCGGGCGGCTATTGATACAGGCGGGGGGTTTCAGGAGGGCATGAGCATGACGGAAGAGGTTTATTGGTGGTTGAGGTCAAACGGCGTAGGGCGGGGCTGCCGCGTCTGGGGGGTTAAAGGATCAGCCAGGCCGTTAATGGGTAAGATCCATGCGGGCAAACCATTAGACAAAACCCCGTCCGGGAAGCCCATTCCGGGGGGCTTGCAAATCGTCCATCTGGATACTGACAAGTTTAAGGATCTGTACCATTACCGGCTGAATCAGGCCATGCAAGGCGGTGGCCACCCACAATCAGCGTACCTACACAGTAGCACTGGGGATGATTATTTTAAGCAGATTATGGCGGAAGAAAAACAAATTGACCGCAAGGGCGTTGAATCTTGGGTGGCGGTGCGTAGGGATAATCATTTACTTGATTGCGAAGTTTACTGTCACGCCACTGTCGATCCTGAATGGCCGGGAGGAGGTCTGAATTTATATAGAAGGCAATCGAAGTCAAGCCCTGAACCCAAGCCAAAAAAACATATTTCTCAAACATCAAAACGGAGATGGTAACATGAGTAAAAAAACCGAGATCCTTGACGGCATGAAGAGTATTGCAAATTTTTTGAACAGGTCAGAGTCCACGGTTCTGCGCATGATCAAATCGGAAAACCTGGAAAACAGAAAGATCATCTGGAAGCGAGGCGGAGTGTGGATTGCAAACCGCAAAAGACTGACTGAGTGGTGGACAGATGGCATTGATGAGTGGTGAGTATAAGCCCGGATTGATTCCGGGCTTTTTTATTGCCCCCCTCAAAACCCGTCAAAACCATTCAAAACCCGTCAAAACCATTCAACCCACTATTATTGCTTGACCTGGCTGTGATATGCGTAACGCATGTCAGAAATAAACTGGACCACACTTAGAGATCAAATGTACGCCGATCTGGCGTCTGGAGACTGGAAAACCAAGTCTTACCAGATCGGCTCCCGCCGCCGCGAGATCCGCGACATATCCGAATATTTAGACCTGCTCAAGTTTGTAGAACATAAAGCAGCTGTGCAATCAGGGGCTGCGTCAGGGAGGACTTATGCCAAGCCGATCAGGCCGCGTTAAAAGAAAACCACGGCTGCGTCAGTATGCTGCGGCAAAGACTACCCGCTTGACCGGGGGCTGGACTCCAGTTGACCCCAACGCAAAAGAACTTGTGCAGTCGTCTCAGGCCACAATCCGCTCCAGGGTGCGCCAGCTTGTCAGGGATTTTCCTTTCTTTGCCAGGGCAATCAATGTGCTGGTGGATCTGACCGTGGGAACGGGCATTGACTTCCAGGCCAGAGTCAAGAGCCCAGACGGTTCATTCAACAAAAAAGCCAACGACCAGATCGAGTACGCATACCACCGCTGGTGTGAACAGGCCGACTCAACCGGCAGGCTCCATTTTAACGAGCTGGTCAGGTTGTCGGAACGTACCGAGATCGAGGCCGGGGAATCTCTTTTCATCAAGCGCAGTCCCAAAGACAGGTACGTGCCTTTTGCCCTTCAGCCCATAGAACCGGACCGCCTGGGGCAGTACCAGGAAAAGCCTGCAGGCAAAAACGTAATTGACAACGGCATCGAGTATAACCCGGATACGGGCGAAGCTGTTGCTTATCATATCCTGGACAACTCTTACACAATGAGGTCCAGGCGCTGGCCTGCTGACCATATCATACACACCTTTCAAACGTTACGCCCGGATCAGATGCGCGGGATCAGCCCGTTTGCTTCCGCGGTCCTGGCCGCCGACGACCTTCACCAATACATAGACGCCACTATGGATACGGCAAAGCTGGCCAGTAAATACCTGGCCATGATTACCACTCCAGACATTGCAACCTTCCAGCAGCAGCGCGCTACAACCGAAAACGGGCAGAAGATTGAAGAGCTTGAGAATGCGATAATCGAGTATTTGAACCCGGGCGAAGAGGTCAAATTCGCTAATCACAATATCCCGTCAGATCAGTTTGACCCATTTACAAGATTTATTCTGCGCATGGTTGCAGTCTCCACCGGGACCAGCTTTGAGCTTTTGTCCGGGGACTATTCCGGGTTGAGCTATTCAAACCTGAAAGCAATCCGCACGGACCTGGTCAGAGGGATCAAGACCAGGTTTGCCCAGCGCAAGATGCACTTTTGCAATCCTGTGTTCCGTACATTTCTTGAGCAGGCGCACGTTGCCGGGCGGCTATCCCTGCCTGGATACTTTGCTGATCCGTACAAATATGAGCGCTGTCAGTGGATCTGGCAGGGCATGGAAAGTCCGGACCCGCTCAGGGAATCAAAGGCAGTGATTGAACAGATAAAAGCCGGTCTTATGTCGCCGCAGGAAGTTGTCGCCGCGAGAGGCCGGGATCTGGAAGAGGTCCTGGACGAGATTGCACAGGCCAAGCAGCTGATGAAAGACCGAGAATTAACCTGGGGGGATGTGTCCACGTCCCTTGCAAATAACCCGGCGGCGGTTGCCCCGGATAGCAACGACGATGACGGAGGGAGAATGAATAAAGTTTTACAAATGAGAACGCGCAGCCAGCCGGAGCCGGGAATCACCACCAGGGCCTTGCCCCTGTTCCCGTCCAGCCTGGACAAGGAAGAACGGACCGTTGACGCGGTTATGGCCACTGAGGCTCCTGTTGATGTCTATACCTGGGAGCACGGCGTTGTCAGGGAGGTTTTGCTTGTTGAAGGCGCAGAGTATCCAACGAAGATACCGTTGCTTGATACACATGACAGGTTTTCCAGCAAATCGGTGCTGGGATCTGTCACCGAGATCAGGGCTTCCGGGTCTGAACTGGTGGGCAAGGTGGCTTTTTCCAGCACGGCTCAGGACATAATGACCAAGGTTGAAGAGGGCCACCTGACGGATTTTAGTGTAGGATACAGGGCGATAAAGTCTGTGTTCATTCCTGAGGGTGAATCTCAGGTCATAGAGGGTAGATCTTTTGACGGGCCGGTATTGGTAACTACCCAGTGGAAGATCAAGGAATTGTCCATTTGCCCCATCGGCGCGGACGAAAATGCCAAGGCCAGGGCTGCGGCTGAACAAAATAAACACAACAAATCAACGGAGGGATCAGAGATGAAGATTTCAGCAGAACTACGAGAGTTGCTGGTTGGCCGAGGCATGGCCGAAGATGCAACAGACGAACAGGCATGGGCTTTCCTGGAGGAAGTTACCCGCCAGGATGCCGAGAAAAAAGACAAAGACAAGAAACAGCCTGAGCCGGTTGACCCTGACCAGGTACGCATGGAAGCCATTAAGAACGAGCGTGAACGGGTGACTGAGATCCACGCCATGGGCGAGCGGTTCGGCATGACTGAGGAAGCACGCAAGGCTATTGACGGCAATGTGGCCCTGGACAATTTCCGCAAACAGGTATTGGAGGCCCAGATGGCCAAGAAAGATGAAGGTCCAAATTTCAAAGTGGAAATGGGAGCTACCGAGCCGGAGAAAATCAGGTCTGCGGTTCAGGATAGCTTGATTGTCCGTGCCGGGATGAAAGTTGAAACCCCTGCACCCGGACATGACAGTTTCCTTGGACATACAATGAGGGAGCTTGCCCGTGAAATGCTGGTCAGGTCAGGTCAGCGCATCCCGCAGAACGCCATGGAGATGGTGGGCAGGGCATTGACCAGCTCAGACTTCCCGCTGGCCCTGGCCAATGTGGCCAACAAGGCTCTGTTTGACGGCTATGAAACAGCTGAGGAAACCTGGCGTATCTGGTGCGGGGTTGGATCTGTGTCTGACTTTAAGACTCACCACATGGTCCGGATCA